TAACAGCTCTACGCTCTGCCAACTGAGCTATGGTCCACTGTGCGCCCCTGAAAGGAATCGAACCTCTGACGCAGGCCTTAGAAGAGCCTCGCTCTATCCGCTGAGCTACAAGGGCATATAATTGTATCTAATTAATACCGTAATCGTCAATGCCTTCTAGAGGTATAACTCCCTTTTCTTTTGCAATTTCATATCCTTCTTTTGTAAAATGCATCGTTGCTTCCAAATTCTCATCATACTCCACTTCCATTAGTCCATCTTTATAAAGCTCAACCAAATTATAGTCTACATATTCCATGTGTGCGTCCCATAATTCAGGAGCCAAATCTTTTGTAATTGATTCATTTAGCTCAAATACTGCCTCGCCTTCTTCGTTATATCCAGCAAGCCGTATTGCACCTATTTCAATATAGTATTGTATCTTTTCTAATGCTTCTTCGTCGTTCATTTTTCTCCTTTGTGCACCAGGTAGGACTTGAACCTACGACTACCCGATTATGAGTCGGGGGCTCTAACCAACTAAGCTACTGGTGCCTAGTTAGCAATTATATATTTGATACTTGATTATTGTCAATAGTTTTCTCTACTATTTGCTGTACATAGTCTGAAAAATGTTTTCTTATATTGCCTGGAGGTCTTTTTCCAATTTCATTCCAAACTCTTTTATACTCTATAATATTGTCAAATGTAGTAGGGCAAACCTTTATTCCATCGTATTCTTTTAACCTAACTGGAAGAGGAACATGCTTTCCACAGCATTTACATTCTTTTGCTCTTTCTTGATATATACTCATACTATTTCCATTCCGTCTAGTGCTTCCGCCAAAATTCTAGGAATTGCAGAAGGAGCTTTAATCAAATTAGGACTCTCTTGCTTTTCCTGATCTCTTTGTTGTTTTTTAATAGAACTATATGTATGCACTTCTACCGCACCAAAATCTGGTCTGGTTAAACTTATAGCGTTATATATTGAGCCACATACTGCGTCAGCTAAGTCTTTAGATCCTTTTCTAGGGTGGTCTACTTTGTCTCTCATAATTCTTAACTCAAGTAATTCATCTATAAGCAACTTTATGTGTGGCCCAGACAACCTTTCCTCTAAAACAACCATAGCCATATCATCATAATGTTTTTTAGCTACAGAAAGGGTTTCTGTAGATATACCGTACTGCTTTAATTGTTGCATCATATCATGAGAATTCCATCTGTCAAATGTGCACACCCTGATATTAAATCCTCTAGACCTTAAAGACAATATATAATCTCTAACTTCAGTAAAGTCTACAGACTTATCAGTAGTTGGGGTCCAGTATCTTACTGCGTCAACTTCAACAATTGGAGCTGGCTGAGAATAATTATCTGTAACCTTAACATTAACCCACTTGTTAATATGAGCCATTGCTACAGCGCAATGGTCATGTTTCTGTGCCAAATCCACATGAATAAAATAATCTTTATCTTCTATTGGAACAAACCACTCTTCAAATCTTCCAAATTGATCTACGGCTAAAGCCATATTGCTAAAAGCTTTTTCTATTTTTTCACGAGATTTAAAAAAAGCGTCTATGGCTTCTGGAGGCATACAGGCAAATCTTCCTAGAGCATCTACTGGATCTCTATAAAATGCTATCTTAAAATCTTCTATGCTTCTTGTAGGATTAACTTCCCATGTAGGTCTTTTAATGGCGTATACTTTGGGATATCTATAAGACACGATATGATCTTCATCCCAATAAACTTCAAACTCATTGCCTTGAGTATCATCTGGAAGATCTGGGTCTATTTTAAATTTATGAGATCTTTGTATTGTTTCTTTTTCTGCTACAATTTCGTCATATCTTTGTTGAATATAATCTTGCTTAAATCGAGGAAACGAAAGCAATATCACCTTGCCATAATCTGGAAAACGAGAATCTACTGAGGCTCTATACATTTCATAAATACCGCTTGCAGTTTTAGCCTGATCGTGTCCAGTTGTGCTTTCTAGTGCAAATCCAGAGATCTCATCTAGAACAGCAACCAATACGTTATAACCTTCAAACGCTTCTCTTTCTGAGTGTCCAGAATAAACAGTCACGTTTTTATTAAATTTAATTTCAGAGGCTTTCTCAAAATACTTTCCAATAAACCATGGAGACCCAACAATTCTATTTCTAAACCCCTTAAAGAAAACATTATTTGCTTGTTGTGCGTTAATAGCAATATTAATAATATCTATTGAGTCTCCAGGAGGCTTTCCATAATAAGTAGCTGGGTCCTTAAGACACAATAGTAAATAAACTATATACGCTACTGATATTGTTGAGCAATAATCTTTTCCGCTACCTTTACCTAGTTGTGCTACTACCTCATTACAGGTTTGCTTATAGCGATCTTCGCCTTCTCTTTCTCCAAATAGTTTGACAAGAGTTGATTGTTTATAGATTTGTGAGCTTTTTTCGATGAGCGTATATTGGTACTCCGAAAGAGGGGGTAGTCCGAGATACTCTTTCCCTGTGACAAATGTTCTAAGGTCGACTGGTCTTTCATCAAACTCCTCTCCATCTAATATGTCAATGAGGTCATTAAAATTTAATTCCATTAAATTGACCACCACCCTCTAATTGTTCCACCATCTATAGGACACTTCCATGCTAGATGGTTACCGTTATCGTAATACTCTCTAAACAATTTATTATGCAATTCTATATTTGGTTCATGCGTGTCTTTTCCACAGTCTGGGCAAACTTCAGAATAAACATATTCATACACATGTCTACAATGCTTCTTGTGAGTCATGTATCACTACTGGTTCAACGATACCTGTTATCTGAGATAATCTTTTAGCAACTTCCATTTTGCATTTAGGGCAAGTTGCAGTTACCTCTTTTAATATCTTTACAAGTATCTCTTGCTTTCTTTCTGTTTCCGCCAACTGTGTTGCAAGCTCCGCATTATCAAGAAGTCCTACCTCTTGAAGCATTCCAATTCTTTTTCCTTCAATATCCGCAATTAATTTTAAAGAAGTAGCTTTAACATTTAATTGTCCTGCCTGATCAGCATCTTCTACAGTCTTCCAAGCCTCTTTAATTAGCATGGCATAATGTTGATCTGCTCCAGAGATGGCCTGCTTTGCCCTCTCACGAGCTCCAGAATCGTTTTTAACGACCTCTTTCCACTCATCTATATACCCGACAACCTCTGCTCTTTTAAAACCAGTCAAGGTGGCAATCTGAGTAGGATTATTACCCTTAAGTAATTCTTCTACTACTCTATTCATACGATCAAAATGATCTGCTAATTCGATATCCATATATAGATATTATACCATCTTAGTTGACTAAAATCATTCAGCCCAGGATTTTGCTATTTTTAATAATACTAAATACCCAATTAAATCATCAATATCATTGTCTCCAGGATATTCTGTGCCCTTCATTAATCTATTTAATTTGTCATCAATACGGACATGAAGCTGTTCTCTTGGTCCCGCCTTTGAAAATATACGCACAGGATCTAGGGCTGAATTCCCGTAGGCTATATTCTTTTTAACTAGCATGTGTGCTATTTCATGGCAGGTTTCAAGAATTTCTTTACCAGCCTCTGTGCCAACGGTAAGCAAATAAAGGTCATCACATTTAAAGGTTTTTGAATCTGGAAACACTGGATCTAAACTCATTTAATTATACCGTGCTCTTTCAATGATCTATGAATGGTCATAACAGTTACGCCACACTCTTTTGCAATTTCTTCCATAGTTTTTCTTTGAACTACATATCTTCTATATAGCCAATCTTTACTTTTATATAATTTCATTTTCTACCCCATTGAATTTTATTCCATCCACGTTCATGTAAATAATATAAAACAGTTTTAGTAACTACTTCAAGACTTGCTATGCTGGCCGCAACAAATGGTTTTTTTGTTATAAATAAAGATATTAAAAATGTGTCTAGTGTGCCAATTATTCTCCATGTAATTGCCTTCAAAGCAGATCTAGATTTACTTGCATTCATGATGGCCACTCCATCTTATCATTTGTTAACAACTTATATGCCCATTTCTTTACGCTTTTGAGTAGCCGATATAGCTTCTGTTTCAGCATCAAGTGTCACCTGCTCAATCTTGTATCCAACATCTCTACCATAAACAATATTTGTTATGTTAGGCATTCTCAAGACCATTGCACCATTCATGAATATATCTTTAGCAATATATTCTTTGACTTCATCAAATTTCAATGGGTCTTTAGTACTAGTGTTATATGTGTTTCTAACTCCAAGCATTACCTGTTCGGTTCTTTTACCAGCCTCCACATATAACGCATGATGCCCTTCGTGCCATGGTTGATACCTTCCTAGCATTAATGTGGTTGGCCTGGACCAGTCGTGCATATTAAATGTTTTAATGACGGCAGAGGCCTTTTCTTCTGGGTTCATTTGATGATCAATAAAAGATAAATATGTTCCGCTTGGAGACTCCCACATTTTGTTTGTATCTTCAAATCTACCTTCGGATATGGTATCCATCCAAATTAATATGTCTGGTTTACCAAAAGCTTTTCTTGTTTCATCCGTTGGACATACAAAGTCTACAATGACTGGGGCAACACCTTGTTTAGAAATCAATCTAGCCATCTCGCCCATTCGTCTTGCCTGTTCAATTCTATCTTCGTGTGTAAATCCTAAATCAGAATTAACTGTAGCACGAACTTCATCTGCATTTAGGTGGATGGCATTAATACGTTCCTTTAAAGCTTTTGCAAGTTCTGTTTTACCAGATCCTGGAAGCCCAATAATTTGTATAATCATCTTTTTGTTAAAACCTCATTCGCATAATAAGCAATTCCAAATGAATCTGCCACATCAAAATCATTTAATTCTAATTTATATTTTTTATTAAAATAATCTACTGTACGCTGTTTCCTGATCTCACGCATCTTCGCCTTATACCAAGAGTCAGCGTATCCAGGATTTTCAATCCTAAGTCTGTCTTTCTCAAACTTTGTTGGGTTTTTATTTCCAATATGAGCCTGCCAAGATGAAGGAGATATAGTGATAACACTAGCACCACTAGACATAAGCTCAGCAATGACGACACCGTATACATAAGATAATTTTATCACGGCATCCGCTGACTTGACAAGTATCGCACCTTCAATTGCTATATAGTCTGATTTTATTTCATCCATTATTGCAAACACTTTGCATTTAGCATCATATATTTTTTCATATATATCATTACCAGTTAAATTAATCTTGCCCCATTTTACTGGAACATTATTTTCAAGTAAGCAAAATGCTATTGAGTTTGTTGATGCGTCTATTCCCAAAACCCTGCTTGCTTTTGTTTTTATTAAACTAGCTAATGTCATCAATCATCCTTAAAATAGTAGATCTGTTACTTATAGCAGAATTTTTTTCACATTTAGCACAAATGTTAGACTGATTATACCTACTTAGCCTAGACTTGCAGACCCTGCATTCTCTTTTTGCGCCAGACCTAATTGCTTTTTTTTCATAATATTTTTCCATAATTTTTTTATTTGTTGCAACTCTACAACATTCATCACAACAATATTTTTGATTATGTGTCTTGGCGTCAAACTCTTTAGCACATTCTTTGTTTGAACAGATCATAACTTTGGTGGCTCATATGCTGGAATTTCTATAGTTCCATTTTCTCCAGACCAGCATTCTTTCTTTATTTTACAATTTTTGCAAGCAGAGCTTGATTTTATAAATGGTCTTATTGGAAGCTCTCCAGACCTAAAGTTATCATAAACCATACACATCCACTCAAATAACTCTTCTATAATTTTTTTATTTTTATCATTCATTTGAACTGGTATAATTAAAATTTCTTGTGTATTTTTATTCTCATACAAAAAGAAACCTTCTTTTACATCTTTCAATTTCATGTAAGTAAGTAGTTGAAGAAGATGATTAGGAGAAGGTGACATCTTAGCTTGATGACTGTCCCAATTTTCTTGCTTTGCCGTTTTAATTTCTCCAATAACTTCTTGGTCGTTCCAGTCTAAAATTAGATCTATGAAGCCACGTACTGGAGGATATTCATTAATAATTTCATACTCCTCATGCTTCATCACTCCCATCTTTTTAATTATCCCCTGAATTCGTTCATGTGCCTGAGTACCTTGTGACATATTAGCTATTGCCTGTGAATTATTATTGTCTATAAACATTGCTCCGCTAAAAGCAAGGTACCAATATCTTGGGCAGTTACCGCTTCCATACCCTAAAGAACTTGGGCTAAAACTATTTTTAGTTTGTTTTTGATCTGGTCTTTTTGTGGCTAAATATGCATCATCCAACATTTTAGCAAAGGCTGATGGGTCAAAGTTTCCAGTTACCTTTTTAAATTTTAAATTTGCTACTATCTCTTTACCCATTGTACCTTACCACATACTTGAGAGCATCTACTAGTTTGTCTATAGATTCTTTTGCTGAATAATAAATATTTTTTTTATTATTGTTTACTGTACCTGCTTTATCTTTAGCAATAGTTGAATACACTGAAGCCATCATAGAAAACTTAGTAGACATTGCCTGTAATTCAATTATAAGCATAGGAGCCTTTGATGCTGGAACATCTGGATTCATTAATAATTTTACTACAATTGATAATGCCTTATCCAGCTGTTCATCTTTCATGTATTCATGAAGATCATTAAACTCAGTTATTTTACTAATTAACTCTAGTGTATTCAACTCGCTCATGTCACCCAACTACAATCTTAGTTACTAAAGCATAGCCGATCCATAACCCTACAATACCCATCAATCCAGAAAAAACTGGAGGTGCTGGTATTGGAAGCTTGAATGCACTAAACACGCCACCCACTAGTGCTCCAACTAATGTTGTAAGAAAGATTTCTTTCATTAGAATGGAACCTCTACTTCATCAAAGAATCTGTCTTTAGCAACTTCTTTTGAAATACTATAAGTTGTTACGCCAATATTTCTTGCATTAATTTCATACGAAGTTCTATTCGTTCCAGATCTGTCTACCCAATTTTCCTCATAGATTGTACCAACAACAGTTAGTTCCTGACCTTTCTTAATTGAATTTCTGGTTTGTTTAGCCAGCTCTCCCCACACCTTAATAGTCCACCAAGACGTAGCAGAGTCTTCGTACTTGCCAGTTTCTTCGTTCTTCTTGCGATCATTTGTTACCAAACGCAGTCTAAGACCATTTTCTCCAATTGGAGCTGGATCTTGACCAAGCCTTCCGACTAGTGTAATAGTTGGATTAGCCATTCTTATTCTCCTTGTTTTCCCAGGCTTCTACTAGCTCTTCTAGTAGTGCCCATTCAATTACGGCAAGTCTTACTTTACTTTCTTCGCCTATAATTAATTTTAAGGCTGGAAACATATTCCTATTAACCTTAAATGTATCTGTGCAGATTTTAGACCAAACATCTTTATTTAAATTAAATGAAGATGCAGACTCTTTATAATCTACAACGAACTGGTACCATTGAGCATCACCTTTTTGATACTGCCCACGTCCAGAATTTTTTTGCTGCCTTGCCCCATCTCGCTTTGCCTCGCCACGCTCTGTCAAGAATTCACCTTAACTGTAGTTACGTGACCAGAACTACAGGTCCACTTCATAATATATTCTGATGGATCCCAAAAATATTCCTGAACATCAAGTTCGCACTTGCCACATGGTTTGCTTCCAATTATCTTTTCTAAATCAGACAACTGATCTTGTGTTGGTTTAGGCCCAATAAACTCGTTAATGTTTGGCACTAATCTCTCCTCTTAAAAATTCAACAACATCTGGATTCTCTTTTAAATATTGAACAGCTTTAGCACGTCCCTGAAAACGTTCTCCGTTAACAGTGTACCAAGCACCACCCTTTTCTACTACACCGCACATTTCCGCCACATCTAGGGTTTCACCAACAGAGTCAACGCCTAAAGATTCTCCTTGGAAATAGAAATCGTATTGTCCTGATAAATTTGGTGGCCCAAGTTTGTTGTAATCAATAATCCAATTAACTGGGCGCCCGACTCTTTGTTCAATAATTTTATCGCCAACCTTAACACCAGACTTAATAGCATTTGCCTCGGCTTCGGAAGACCAGAGCTTGATGACTGTTGAAGAGAAGAACTTAACTGCCATACCGCCTGTTGGGATATGGGAAGCATGCATAGATCCAAACTGATTTCTTTGCTGTGAGATAAGAACAAGTAGTGTGTTTTTGTTTGCATAATTTAACATTTTGACTGCATGAGTCATATCCTTTGCTTCTGCTCCAATTTGTTTTGTATCCTCAAGCTTTTTGAGTTCAGATGAATCTTTCTCGAAGTATATTGCTGGCAACAATGCTGATATAGAGTCAACCACAATAATATCTACTTCCGCCTCCATTAATTGTGTTGCAACATCTACCATATCATTTACTGTTTTAGCTGATGAATATATTAACTCTTCTGAGTTAACTCCAAGCTTTTCTGCCCAAGACTTATCGTATGAATGTTCTGCATCAATCCAGGCGCAAGTCTTTCCAGATTTTTGGGCTTCTGCAATCATCTGTAGGCAAAAAGATGATTTACCAGCAGATTTATTTCCCCAAACTAGAACCTGTCTGCCAAATCCAAGACCACCTCTTAGTGCAAGGTTGAGTCCTATGCTAGGAGTAGGCTGCTTTTCAACAGTTACCTCTACTGCAGACTGAACTCTATTTCTTGTTTTTGGATCAAGCTTTGCTAGTATATCATCTATTTGTATAGTCATTATTCTCTTTCTTTATATAAGTATAGCATTAAAATAAATTTCCGTGAAGTCTTGGACGAGAAATATTTTTATTCATTTTATTTTGTAAAGACTCATCTAGGCTATGAATCACATGTTCCTCATTTCTCATTGCAGCATATAAATCCAATATTCTAATAATTATATCTGCAATCTCTTCAACAATTTTTTCAGATCCCTGATCTTTGCGAATGGCTTCTAAAACTTCAGTTACTTCTGAATGAACAAGCGCAAGCTTATTACCAATTTTGTCGTGGCTATATTCTCCATCCCAAAATCCTTTTTCTTTTGCAGTTTCGTGCAAAACAGCAGACAAGGCGTCTAGACCATAATCAGTCATTAACGAGTTCATAATTATCTGCTTCACCATCTTCACGCAATCTAAATTCAAATGACAATGTGTCATCGTTATATGTTACAGATAATTGCTTATCTTCGTTATTTGCAGCCATAAATAATTCAGTTGGAATCTCTACAGTACCAAGCTTAGTTAGTATAGCTACCAAAATCCGAGAAGCATTCATTGCCTGAAATAGTTCTTCTGTGCTTTGTGTCATTTTATTTCCTTTATCATTAAAGTGCCATCATCTAATTTTTTTAGAACTGGCTTGCAAACCATACCCTCACGCATTTTTGCTAATGCAATTGGGTATGTGCTGGAAAACGCAATAGCTCTTGTTAGGTTTTTATCTTTATCAGACATAACAATGTGAGCCATTGTCTTGCCTGCTTTTGTCTTATACGGACTAAAGCTTATCACATACATTTCATCTTCGTCAATATCATATCCGTTAGAATATAAATACTGTATGAATATATCAGATGAATCTTCTTTGATGTCATCTACCTTTACATATCTTGCAATTCTGTTGTCTCCGACCAAAACAAAATACATTTTGCCAGTCTCTATTTGTGTCTGTTCGTTATGGAATAAACCTACTGAGCCACTCTCGTCTACCAATTCTATTCTTGCCCACCCTGAGCCCCTCTTAATATTTTTTACCATACCGAACATTGGAAATGATCCTAAATCATCAAAGTCTACAATAGGTCTAGCCTGAGCTTTTATTTTAGGATTCATCCCAACATTAAATTGAGGTATATTTAAAAACTCGTAATAATTGTGCTCTTCTTTTCCTGTTCTAGGATTATCATCAAATGCTGCAGCGCCGATTGAGTTTAAGGCCGAAATTGCCCTTGAATTAATTCCGCTGCCTTTTTTAGAAGCCTTAGAGATAAAATCTGAGTAATCCTTATAAGGCCTTTGCTCAATAATTTTATTAGCAATATTATCAGATATAAACTTAACTTCAGCCAAACCAAATCTTATAGAATCTTTTTGTAAAGAAAAGTAAATATCAGACTCATTAATATGTGGTAATTTTATTTTAAGGCCAAGTCTCTTGGCTTCAATCAGATACTCTGTTCTTGCGTCTTTATCGTTTTCATTTTTAAGGATCGAGAATAAAAATTCAAGAGGATAATGATGCTTAAGCCAAGCGGTATAATAAGAAAGCATAGAGTAAGCAACAGCATGAGACCTATTGAACGAGTAACCTGCGTGGGCCTCAAAGGTTTTCCAGAGATGTTCAGCTTCGTCCCTGCTGATATGCTGTGTAGCACCTTGAATAAACTTATCTTTGAATGGACTGAGTTCTTTTGCATCTTGCTTCTTTCCAATAACTTTTCTTACCTTGTCTGCCTCAGACCAGGTCATACCCCCTAAATATACACAGGCTTGCATAACTTGCTCTTGATAAATAATAACCCCATAAGTATTTTCTGTAAATGGTCTCATTATAGGATGTATATATTTAACAGCCTCTTGCCCATGCTTTCTTTTAATATAAGATAAACCTACTGTGTCCATAGCTCCTGGGCGAACGAGAGCATTTGAAGCTGCTAAGTCTTCAAAGGTAGACACTTGCATTCTTATTAGAAGATTAGTGTAAGGAGTCGCTTCAGCCTGAAACACTCCCATAGTATAGCCATCACTTAAACTTTTGTATATAGCATTGTCATCTAATGGTATACTTGACAAGTTGATTTCTTTTCCATATCTTTCTTTTATAGAAGACAATGTATCTGAAATAACCGAAAGGGTTTTAAGTCCTAGGGCATCTAATTTAATTAGGCCTATATCGGCAACAGTATCCATATCATAAGCAACCACTGGAATTCTTCCAGAAACTTTATCTTGTGCATCTTCACGAGACTCAATAGGCGCATAATTTCTAATGTCGTCTTTTGCAACAACTACGCCAGCAGCATGAACTCCTACGCTTCTAATTTTCCCACGTAGTTTTTCTGCAAGCCAAGTTACTTCTGGATACTTCATTCTGAATTCTTTTGTGTTTGGAGACTCTAAATAATCTTCAAATGTATCAATTGATTTGAGGGCACGGTTTACATCGGAAAGTGGAACCATAAATACACGTGCTGCATCTCGGACAACACCCTTATCTTTAAAATAAGTATAAGTAGAAATGGAGGCAACATGTTTGAATTTCTTCTTCAAGTAGTTCTTGACCTCTTTGCGGCGTCGATCCTCAAAGTCAGTATCAATATCTGGGAAGTCATTTCTTTCTGGATTAATGAATCTAAAAAAGAGTAGGTCATATTTAATTGGGTCAACGTCTGTAATTCCTAAAGAGTAGCAAACTAAAGAACCTGCTGCCGAACCACGACCTGGACCAACCATAATGGAATTTGTTTTGGCCCAATTAATCATATCCGCAATAACTAAAAAGTATGAAGCGAAATTTTTATCTTTAATTATTTTTAACTCTTCTTCAATTCTTTCAATGTAATTAATATCTTTATCTAAACCTTTTGCTTTTAACCCTTCGTAGGCTAATTCCTTTAACTTTTCATCTGCATTTCTTTTTGGCACAGGCAATAAGTCTAGACCTCTATAGAAATCATATTCTTCAACCTTGTTAGCAATCTCCAGTGTATTTTCATAAATATCTGTGCGCTGAATTCCTGCTTTACGAAAGTCCTCTGATATCTCATCATATGTTTGTATAAACAAATTATAGTCTTGAAACGATATTCTTCTGTCTGGATATAAATAATTAAATCTATCCAGCATATCTTTCATGTTGCGAGACATTTCAAAGTCTGCATCTTTATCCATCTTGGGATTTGTAGACAATATAAGCATCGCCTCTTCTAATATCTTATCTTCACCCTTAGCAAAATGTGCATCTCCTGTTGCCACCGCCTTAATTTTTAATTCATCAGCAAGCTCCAGCAATTTATCATTTACTTCTTTTGGATTATGAGACTGTACCTCAACATAAAAATCTTCGCCAAAAGTTTGTTTAAAATCTTTGAGTATAAGTTTTGCTTCCGAGAATTCCTGGCGTTCAATGCATTTACTAACAAGGCCATTGAGGCATCCACTAAGAACAATAATACCTTCTGCATATTCTTTTAGAACCTCCCGATCAATTCTAGGCTTGTGATAAAACCCTTCGTTCCATGCAATTTCCTGTAGTGCATTTATGTTAGATAAGCCAGCTTTATTCTTAGCAAGCAAAATAATATGGTTGTAGGCTTGAATTGATTTGTCTGTTTTAGAAGACCTGTCAAACCTATCTGTTGGTGATATGTATGCCTCAACGCCTAAGATAGGCTTTATTTGCTGTTCCCTACATGCTATTTGAAACTCTCTATGTGACGCAAGTGTGCCGTGATCTGTTATTGCAATTGAGGTTTGTCCAGAATCTTTAGCGGCCTTGACAAGATCGGCTGGAGAGTTAAGGCCATCCATTAATGAATAGTAGGAATGTACATGCAGATGTACAAATGACATTAACTCTCCGCCTTTCTAAATTACCAAGTTACATCTGTTGATGTAGACTCTGGCTCCTCGGTTCCGCCTTCTCCATTAAAGAAGGACTCTTGGTCTGCGTACTTCATTTCACGAACTGCAGTTTCTTCTAGCTTGTGCAGTTCTAATGACGAACCGTCAAATGGCGTTTCATCCTTTGCAAGCGGGATAATTGTATAACTAGTATCTGTCTTTGTACCAGTACGCTTTATTCTCCACATTAAATTTGTGATGGATCCCATTTCTCCAGCGTATTCAATTAGTGTAGGTGTAACTGTTTTACCACTTGAACCTTGAGATAATATTGCTACGTATGGTTCATTCTTTCCATCGTCAACTAATACGTTTATATAAAGACGTGAACGGCCCTTCCAGCCTGCCTTGTAATCTTTTCTGTGTTGCTCGCAACCCCAGCACTTACCTTGATCTTGCATTGTGCATAAAAGTTTTCTGCGATAATCTTTTGGATTTGTATGTTCTACTGCAATAAATCCTAGACCAAACTTATCATTATATGTTGGTGAGTCTGGATCTAATTCTTGAAGAAATCTAATCTTAACACTTTCTCCATCTTCAAGCTTTACCCAACGTCCTTTACTTCCTTCGCCACCTGTTGGCTGTGGCTTATCTAGCGCTTTGTTTAAGTCTTTTAGACCTTTTACTATACCCATTTTATATCTCCTTAATATGTATGACGGTATATATCCGTCTGTCTTTCCATTATATCATGGGTTCCAAGATCGATATTCGAAATCGGAAACTGCGTTATTTATGCATACCTTTATATCTTCATCGGACATGTCG